GACTATGACGATGAAGAAGAAGAGGATGATTGATGACTTTCACATCACCAGTTTCGGCTGCTAAATCTCTCGGCCAAGGTTTGTCTGAGATAATTACGCAGGCAGGAATTTGGACTCCAAGAGCCAAGCAAGTTGTCATCGGGCCAAGTGAAATTGGCCACGACTGCACAAGGCGACTTGCCTATAAGCTCTTGGATTGGGAAAAGACAAACGAAATGGGTTCATCCAATTGGAGCGCCCAAGTCGGCAGCGCAATTCACAAATATCTAGCAGATGTCTTTGCCAAAATTGAAGGCTATGAAGTTGAACAGCGAGTCATTATCCGTGGCAATCTGAGCGGAACAATTGATCTCTATGACAGCTTTCGTGGCATCGTTATAGATTGGAAAACCACAAGTCCTGCCGCAATGGAGCGAAAGCGCCGTGAAGGTAAGAACGAGCAATATCACACACAAATTCAACTCTATGGCTATGGCAAGGCGCAGACGGGAGCGATTGTAAATCAGGTCGCTCTTGTCTATCTGCCAACAAGCGGTGGCATAGATGAGATGCACATAGAACTTTATGATTATGACGAGTCAGTTGCCTTGAAAGGTCTTGAGCGAATGGACAACATTCAGGCGCTCTTGGCACAAATTGATGTTGAAAACAACCCGCAGATGTGGGAGAAGATTCCAGCAAAGGCAAACCGACTCTGCAACTATTGTCCTTACTTTTTACCTTACTCAAAAGACCTCTCGAAAGGATGCTTCGGTGAAACCGCGACTCGTAATTAGTCCAATGAAGCATTGGGAAGCAAGAATCCTCAACTCTGTCGCTTGGCTAATTGGTATGCGCGGTGGCTCTGTTGGCTATTGCTGGATTGAAACAACTGAAGAAGCTGATGAAAACGACATTGAAGTCACAATCAATGACATAGTAAAAAATAATGAAGAAGATGAAATGAACAAACAAACAGAAAAGGAGTCGGGGGAATGACCTTCGCATCACCAGGATCACAAAGCGAGTCAGTGAAAGTGGCAGACCTTGCCAATCACTTGCTCATCATCACGCCTACTGAATACAAGACAGGCATTCAAACTGTTCACGGCATAGCCGAGGCAGTCGAAGTCAATGTCTATGACCTTGATACAAACACAGAATATAGTTCTTTGCTTTGGTTCAATGTCGCACTACGCAATTCGCTAAAGACCAAAATCGGTCACAAAGTATTGGCTCGCATAGGCCAAGGCACTGCCAAACCTGGCAAGAGCGCGCCTTGGATTCTGCTCGATGCCACAACAGATGCGCAAGCATTGGCAAAGGCAAATGCTTATCTTTCATCAGGGGCTAAGTCTGCGCCGGTGGCAACGCCTGTGCCTGCGCCTGTGCCTGCGGGATTAGAAGGTTTATCACCTGAAGTTGCAGCTCTACTTGCTCAACTAGGAGCAAAGCCTTAATGAGCGAAATTTATAGTGAATGGACAACAGTCCAATATCTTGCGGCAATCTTGGCAGTTGCGATTGAAATTGGGATACACGAGGGAGTGCCAGAGCAACAACTCAAAGATGCAGTCAATGAGGCTGCCAATAATCCATAAACACTTTGAATCAGGCGGTTTTCCTTCCGTCACCGCCTGATGTCATAGGTTGTCGGTGCAACCTTTCCACCGACAACCACCGCAGGGCTTGGGAGCGATGAGATACGGGGTCATTCATCGGCAGGTTCGATTCCTGCCACTGCACTCGATTAAAAAAAAGGAGTGAAATGTGTCGCCATATTTTCCAAATCATTGGAGTTGCAATATGCCCTGACTGTGGCCGTGATACCCACGAAACAGATTGGCAAGAGCAGTTAAGGCTCCATAGGCAATGGATTGCAGATGGAAAGGCAGATTGGAACATCTGCCCGCTAGGAGGAACGATTAGGGGATGGTGGTCGATATGAGAACAGCAGTTTCACTCTTTGCCGGTGTCGGCGGCTTTGACTTAGCTTTAGAGCGAGCAGGAGTCAAGGTTGTTGCATCGGTGGAATGGGATAAGAACGCGCAAAAGGTATTGCAAAGGAGATTTCCGAACTCCACAATTTTCGGCGACATTCAGGGGGTAAGCGGTGAACAATTACGAGCAGCAGGATTTAATCCAACCGGAGGAATCATCACAGGTGGATTTCCTTGCCAAGACCTTTCCGTTGCTGGAAAGCGAGCAGGGTTGGCGGGATCGCGTAGTGGACTTTTCTGGGAAATCTGCCGACTCCTTGACGAAACAAGAACGGAAACTTTTATCCTCGAAAATGTGCCTGGTTTACTTTCCTCAAATAACGGAAGAGATATGGCCTGTGTCGTTGAAGCGTTGGTCGAGCGCGGGTATCGCATCGCTTGGCGGGTGCTTGATGCTCAATACTTCGGAGTTCCCCAAAGACGGCGCAGAGTCTTCATTGTCGGATGTCTTGGAAACTCAGGGGGATCACCTGAAGAAATACTCGCTATCGCAGAGGGCCGCGCAGGGTATCCTGCGAAGGGCAACTCGCCGAGGAAAGGTTCTGCCACCACCATTGCAAGAGGTGCTGAATCAATTGGCGAACGAGCAGTCACAGGAACTTTAGCTGCGAGAGATTACAAAGGGCTTTGTGCTGATGATTTATTGGATAACAAGGCCATTATTGCTAAAGAAACTTCTTTTAGTCCTGCAAGTTTTGCTCAATATAAGGAAAATGAAAAAGTTTCAGCCACGCTAAGAGCAGGTGGCGGTGATATTGGTGGCGGTAGCGAAACTATTGTGGTTCGTAAAAAGTAAAAGAGCGCAGACAAGTGACGATGACGAAACTTGGTTGCGGGGGGGGTAGTGCCAACATTGAATGCTTTTGATATTGGTGACACAAGAGCAACAGTAATTATTTTAATGAGAGAACGAGAAGGGAAAGCGGGGGGGGGTAAAGGATTCTTGTTAGCAGAAGATAAAGCATTCACATTAGCAACGAATAATTTTCACACAGTCTTTATTTTAGATGGAACGAGAGTAGGAGATGTCAGAGTTTATGAAGATTCAGTTATGCAAACAGTTATTCAACGATGGGGAACAGGCGGTGGCAATGTGCCAAACATTATGAGTGAAGCTTCAGTAGTGCGCCGCCTGACACCGACAGAGTGTGAACGCCTGCAAGGATTCCCCGATGGATGGACAGATGGCCAAGCCGATTCGCACCGCTATAAGCAAATGGGCAACGCGGTGGCGGTGCCTGTTGTGCAGTGGATCATAAACAGAATCATTAGTTAAGAATTAGACGGGGGAAAGATGAAAACAGATATACTCTTGACGGCCTTAGAGTTTGCTAACCAAGGCATTTCAGTTGTGCCGGTGGCAACCGATGGCACCAAGCGCCCTGGCATTGCCTCTTGGAAGCAATATCAGGAAACTAGGCCGACAACGGCAGAGTTGATGACTTGGTTTGCTGATGCCCAAGGCGTTGGTGTTATCTGTGGCAAAGTTTCAGGCAACCTTGAGATGTTAGAGCTTGAAGGCAGAGCTGTCGCCGACAAGATGCACTTAGATTTGAAAGAGATGGCGGGCAACGCTGGCCTTGGCGAAGTATGGGATCGCATCAACAATGGTTATGTTGAGATGACTCCATCAGGCGGGATTCATTGGCTCTATCGCATTGACGGGGAAGTTCCTGGCAACACCAAACTTGCAAGAAAGCCAGGCGATGAGGACAAAGTCGAGGTTTTAGCCGAAACAAGAGGCGAGGGAGGCTTTGTCATTGTCGCACCGACCAATGGCACCTGCCACCCGTCAGGCGGAGCGTGGACAATGTTGGTCGGCTCGGCCAAGAGTATTCCGACCCTGACAGTCGCCGAGCGCCAAGGTCTACACCAACTTTTTGCCACATTTGACTGCGTTCCAAAGGTTGAATTTGTCACCGAGGAACTTGCGCCAAAAGGTGGCAATTTAACACCAGGCGATGATTACAACGCCAAAGTCACTTGGGAGCAGGTCTTAGAGCCTCTAGGTTGGAAGAAGGTTTATACCAACAAGGCAGGTGTGACGAGTTGGAGGCGACCAGGCAAGTCTGAAGGCATCAGCGCCACAACAAATCACGCAGGCAACGATAAGTTCTTCGTGTTTAGCAGCTCAACACAGTTTGAACCTGAACGCTCTTATTCAAAGTTTGCCATCTTCACACTTGTCGAACATCAAGGAGATTTCACCGCCTCTGCCCGCGCCCTACGAAGTCAGGGCTATGGCGAGGCTCGCAAAGAGTTAACAAGCCTAGAAGTTCACTCGCCTTCGCTCGTTCAACTTCACGATGAGGAAGGCAACATCAAAGAGTCCTCTTGGATTCCAAAAGAGATCGGCGAGTCTGAGTTAGAAGAAGAAGAGCCGCCTTCAATGCTACGCAGAGAGGATGGCAACTGCCTGCTCTATGCAGGCAAGATAAATGCCATTTTTGGCGAAAGTGAATCAGGCAAGACTTGGATAGCACTTGAAGCCATCAGACAAGAGTTAGAGAAGAACAACATCGTCTTTTATTTAGACTTCGAAGATTCAGCTCGCTCTATCCTAAATCGCCTAAAAACCTTGAGGGTCAAGCAAGATAAGTTCAAAATGTTTAGATATGCCAACCCTGATGAGCCATTGGGTGAAGGCATTGGCGAGATTATGAGAACTCAGATTATGGCTTATCTGCCCACTCTCATTGTCGTTGATGGGGTCAATGCAGCTATGAACTTACTTGGCTTAGATTTAGAGAAGAATAAAGATGCTACTCACTTCTCTCAGAAGGTCTTAAAACCTTTGAGAATCGGTGGCGCAGGCATCCTGACAATTGACCACGTCACAAAGAGCAAAGACAACCGAGGCAATTACGCTATCGGCGCTCAAGCAAAGAGAGCTGACATCGATGGCGCGGCCTTTGCCGTGTCTGTGGCCTTGCCATTTGGCAGGGGCATTGACGGGGCCTTGGATATAACTTGCACAAAGGATCGCCCTGGCTTTGTCCGTGCCATCTGCCCTGATGCCAAGACTGTCGGCGTTGCCAACCTTAAGAGCCTTTCCGATGGTGGGATTGCGGTGTCTATCTCAGGAGGGGCAGTTGCCATCTCCAATGCCGACCAAAGGATGGAGCAGGTTTCTAAGTTCCTTGAATCTCACGGATACGAGATGAATTTCAACGATATTAAGAAAAGACTTCGTGATGAGGGTATTGGGATGGGCAGCGATATGGTCAGACTTGCCTTAGACACCTTGGTTGCAAGGGGCGCTGTGGCTGTCAGGCAACTTGGTCAGAAGAATTTATATGCCCACAAGAACACATTTATTGCCAACGATGTTCAAGTTTGGAGTCCTGATGCAACTGAACCTAACTGAACCTGACCGAACCTGTAAAAAGCCACAAAGAACCGACAAAACCGAACCTCTGACCCCCCTCTTTAGAGGGGGTCAGGTTCGGTTCGGTTCAGTCCGAAAACAGGCTCAGTTATGAATCAAGATTTCAAACCCATCAATTGCAGAAGGTGCGGAGCCTTGGTTTGGCAAGGTATCTCTTGGGCAGGATTTGCCCGCCGACTTGATACCCCTGTCCTTACCATTGAGGAAGAGATAAT